CTCCATTACTTTTCCTTTGCGATTTGGATATTTCCAGCAACCGCTTTCTTCAATTCTTTATAACAAATTATGTTTTTTAAATTTTTCTATCATATCTTCATGTATCGGCATACATAAATCCATTATCATTACTTCTATAGTTTTTAATAATTTGTATTTTAGCCATAGGATCTTGAGATCTAACAAACTCTCTAAAGCCTTCATCGTTTTCAGTATAATGATTTACTAATCCACCACTAAGCATTTTTTTAAAAGCACCTACTGTTCCTCCACCCATCATATTATGCCAAACATAAGCACTGTCTCTCATGTATTTTCCTAAAGCTTCGCTATTAACTTGATTATCCATTATTTAAAATCCTCTGGCATCATTTGATCACCTTCTGGTAAACCTTCTGTAAAAGGATTATTTTCTATTTCTTCTATAGGAATTAATTTACTTCCACCAAGAAGACTAAAATCATATGCATGTTTTTTGCCATCAATTTCATAAACAATATCTCTATTATCTTGACCAAAAGCAGACTGAGCTGCATAATTATTTATGTAACCAGCATGTTTTTCTGCATCATCATTTAATTTTACTACAAGACGATTATCTTTAATATACATTTCTGGCATATATGATAAATTGTTTTCATTATTTCTTTCTGTAAACTCGTAATTGTAAGTAGACTCTATTTGTTTTTTTTTAAACTCTAAAGGATTTTCCTTTTCTTTAGATTCTGTTAATTGTTTTAATCTGCTTTGTTCTGGATATGAAGTAAGGGTTTCACCTTCTCCTTCATTTAAAAGAGCCATTGCTCCCATCCCACCACCAATCATTCCTAATGTTCCTTTTAAAAAACTCATTATTCCTCCAGCCTTAGCATTTCTTGATTCATTTCTCTTGTTGTATTTCTACGTTGATCAAACTCTGCTATATCTTCTTTGGCTAGTTTAAGATCATCTGCTAAACGTGTTTGATATAGTTTAGCTGCCATCTCTACTTTTGCTTCTGCTTTTGCAAGCTTCTTTTCAAATTCTTTTACTTCTACACGCTTACGATCATGTAAGGATTCACGTTGTGCTGTCTGTAAGTCTCCTTTAAGATCTTTAATCTGTTCAGCTTGTGCTTGAACTTGTTGTTGCATTTGTTTCATCTGTCCTACTCTTTCTAATACACCTTCCATATCTGCAACATCTGTTTGCTTTAGCACTTCAATCTGATCAATTAAACCTGAAGAGTATAACTGCATGTAGTACTCAAAACGTGCCCACCTATTAGAAGGAAGAGTAGAACCAGATAACACAATAACATCGTATTTACCAATAGTTATATCGTTTACTTTACCCATTAGATTACCAACGTCATCATAAAGGGGATGATTAATCTGTATTTCGGTAGGGCGATTATTAGGTTGCATTAACCTGAATACTTTTTGATCTGTATATACGTACTGAATAAGACTAACCACTACTTTTGCAAGTTGATTAATACATTCTTCAATATCATCACGCTTTGATTTAATTCTTCTTTGTCCGTACTCATCTAGAGCAACGGTTCCTTTATAAGTCTGAGGTGCCCCTCCTTGATCTCCTTGCATTAACGCATAAATACCTAAGATACGTTCTATGTCTGCACGAGCATCTGCTTCATTTTTATATAATTCATTAGGCAAAGGAACTGGAGCTGCTACAATTGGTTGTCCTAATTCAGGATCAAATTCAATAACAGCAGTACCTGCTTTTCCCCATTCTGCTTCAAGGTTTGCTTTGTTCATACTACCACGAGGTATTAATAACTTTACATTAGTAGAACTGGAAGCATGAGCAACAATAAGAGAACGTATTTTATTTACGTACTCCTGTAATCCTTTTACTAGTCGTACATCGCTCATGGGGTATGGATTACGATTAAACCCATTCATAAATGGCACAATAGGATATTCTTCAATAGGGAGATCTACCATATATAATTGATGATCTCCTACGCTAACACATTGCTGTACGTTAGTTACTTCTATCTCATTTACCATAATTTCTTTACTTTCAATAAGGTCTCCTTTGGTAAGAAGATCTATTGTTGTAGTAGAGTTTGGAATAGAGCCACTGTGCTCTTCTCCAGACATAGGTACATTTTGTCCTGTTTGAGGATCCATCATTAAATGAAATTTAGAAGATCCTAATTCTTGTATAATTTGAGTGTATGTAGTGACATTTTGTTTGTCTGTATAAATTGTTTCCCCTTCTGCATTAGACACTACAACTACTGGTTCTTGCTTGTACTCTTCATATTCTACTTCATTTAAAACTTTTTCATCATTACTACGAGGATCATATATTTTAAAATAAGGATTTTTTACTTTTGTATAACGCTCAAATAGTTCAATTTCTCTTTCTCCTGTAATAGAAGAACCTGTCTGTCTACGCTTCATAGTAACATCTTCACTGTATAAAGAGTGCCTTGATTCAGAAACTGTGTTTAAATAACTGGTTTCAGAACTCTCTCTAATAACGCTTTCAAACTCTGGATACATAGAAACCAATTGAGTCTCAGATACAATTTTACCTACAATAATATGAGCTGCATCTCTGCAAAAAGGATCTTTACTACTAGGATCAATAAATAATTCTAATGGATTGATTGCCTGTACTTTTACTTCCCCTGCACCAAAATCAGCTTCAGGATCAATATATGCCATCATTGCCCCCATGCCCATTACATAGTAATCATCAATAGATTGTTTTAGTTCTACGTTTCCATTAGAGCTATCCCAAACATATGCCATTAAATCAGAAAACATTCTACCTACTTTAGCATCGCTGTTTTCTCTAGCAGTAGATTGGAATTTGGGATTGTTTGCAGTAAGCATTGCTTTTGCTTGCTCTACCGCACTATATACTACATTGACAACCAATGGCTCTTGAGCACGTTTGCGTAGAGCAGTTACTTGATCATCTGTCCATTGCTTTCCATTACGGAACTCATTGTCTTCAACAGCTTGCTTTATCCAATTCTGTCTTGCAGATGAATAATCAGACAATAAATCTTGGGTAAGTTGGACTTCTTTTGATTTAGGGGCGTTATTATGCAATATAAAGATCGACTTTGTTAAGTTAAACGTTTACTTTAATAAAAAGTTCCACGTTATGATATTTTCCAACTTATATCATCTACATGATTAAAGTCTAGGTTTTTCTTTTGTGTTTTTTCTACACTTTTATGATGAGGTACAAAACATTTTTTCATAGCATAAAATAAACCATCCAGTAAATCATCGTGCTTTCCACGAGGATATAACAGTAACTCATCTTTTAGTTCTTCCATTGATTTTAGCATAAACATTTTCTTTTGAGCAAAGTAAGGTTGCATTGTTTCTAATCGTGAAGATTTACTTGTACGTGGATTTTCTTTTATCTCTAATCCTGATATAAATATTTTTTCTTCATCACATCGTTGCTTTAAGTACTCTCGTAGCATCTCTTGATAGCCGACACTCTCTACTCGCACTTTTACTGGTTTGAATAGCTTAAAGTACTCAATAATACTTTCTGCTAGTTGCATAGGGGTTGCTCTCTGGCGGTAATACTGGAGAATATACCTATTGTTGTTTTCGTCTACTGCTACAGGCATGATTACAGAGTAATCTGCTGTCTTGCGTACCGAAGAAGCTGGATCAACCCCCATGAACACATTGACAGGGATTTCTTTTTCCCCATCGGTTAAATAATGATTATCTGAGCTATCAATCTTTAGCGTATAATCATGATACTGGATATAAGACTGCTGAAACAATTGATCTTCATCTCCAACAATTTGACACATGTACTCTCTGTAAAACACAGAGGAACGTCCAATAGATTCCAGTTCTCTTTTCTTTTGTAATAATTTATCAATAGGTTGCCACTCTTCCCACAAAGCTTTCTTTTTATCTAAGTCAGGACTAAAGTGCATGTTTACCCAACCTTCCATTTGTTTTAATATTTCTACTAAACATCGCTGGTGCTGAGGAGTACCAATAACAATAATCTTTCCTTTTTGCGGATCTAAAGAAGGAACAGCACTCTGTAGCAACCAACGAAGATTNTGCTCCATTGCTTCTGCTGTTTTAGTATTATTCTCATCTTCAGGATCATCTACAATAATAAGAGTAGGGCGTTGGCTACCTACTTTAATACCACGAAGCTGTTGGCCTGTGCCTTTACAAATAATCATAGACCCATCTTTTAGCTCTATCTCTGTCTTTGACCATTGCTTTGCACTATGTTGCCCCCAATATCCGTAGACCTGTCGAAAAGTTTCTGAGTACTCTATTGTATCTTTTATTGTACCCAATAGCTTAATCGCATGATCTTGGGTTCTAGACACTAATACAATAAGTTTTGCCCCACTGTCATTCATAATATGGAANAAAGGATATACACCTCCAACGATAGAGGATTTAGCGTGACCACGTGGGGCAATAATGTTTACTTGTTTTTGAGAGTCGTCTACTAAAGACTCTGCTATTTTGTAATGAAAATCAGGGGAAGCAGCAGAAAACATATTAGACATAATTACTTTTCCAAACATAATCATGTTTTTGCTTAATTTCTTTTTTATAAAGTCTTGGTCTTTTTTTGCCATTACTACTTTCGTTTTTTAGGCTTATTAGGACACTTTGTCATATTCACTATTTTACTTTCTAATAAAATTCCCGTTTTAAGACCGCAATGTGTGTTATCCTTATACTTACCTGCAAACACACAGTTTTTCTCTTTTAAGGCACAATATGCAGCCATTAAAGATGATCTGTAATAAAGGTATCATAGTAATAACCAGATGTCTCCATTTCTTTCAAGGCATCAATAGCTACTGTAGACATAAACGCAGGATCTCCTTCATGCATCACAGCAATTACGTGTAATGCTCGTACTGCTATTTCAATTTGCTCGTGAATAAGATTATTCTCGTCTAAGCCTTCGTATTCGTTGTCTATATCACTCGGCTGGTTCATTTGTTTCTGATTTCCGTTGTAAGGTTACCTTTTTCTCTTCTTTGGCTATAGTATCTGCTATTTGTTTCGTAACATCTACTTGAACTGTGTCTGTAATCATTTGTTTGTTTGGCTTCATCTCTAATAAGTCCATTAGATAGTCGTTTGCCTTTAAAAAATTGTTTACATCCCCTTTGTCTTCTGCCATTGCTAATGCACGTACAATATTGTCTAGTGCAAATTCTTTGTTAATAGATTTATCGTGCAGTAATTCTTTAATTTTCTTTTCAACCATGCGTTTTGTCACTTTTTGCTTGAGGAATCTTCGGACGGTGGCTGCTGGAGTTTGTTGGTTAGGTCTATAGATTTGTCCAAGAACATTAAAGTCAACCGCATTGCTCCCCAATAGCATATTTGCGTAAGCATTAACAGTATTTTTACTCCTCGTTTTACCATTTTCTTCCTCATCCCATGTTCGTTTAGGGTTTGTTTTACTATATACTCCATATTCGTGATTTACCAAAAAATTTATTTTAGAAAAACTAGAATCCCATCCTACTCCACACGTAAGCTTAATAAACGTTTTAACGTGTCCAGCTTTATCGGTATAACTCTTGCGGTCAAAACATTCAGATACGTAACCATCATCTGTTAACGCCCATTCTCCTACCTCTGCTTGTTTCCAAGGCACGTATTGAATCTTTTTTGCTGATGCCTCTTCCTTGCTGTATACAGGGTAATGATTTGTTTTTCCTTTAATTTTTCTTTTTATTTTCACAAGTGTAGCTACACTACCATATAGCTATATGTTAGTATACTATATGGTTATATATATATATACTATTATTAATCCATACTCTTTTTATCAGAATGATCTACTCCAATCTGCTGAGCTATAATCTTTGATACGATTTCATACTCTGCTTCAATAGCTTCTAAGTTCTTTTCTTGGTTATTCAATATATCTTCATATTGGTTTTCTGTCATAGTCTTCTGCTCCCACTTACCAGTATTGACATTCAGTACTTCGTATTCTCTGTTACGTTTTTTATCCATGTTCTACTTTAAGTTAATATTGCTATCTATATTAATACAATGATTTAATTGGAATAAAGTTCCATGTACTCCTTTAGAAAGTTATTTTAGAATGTGAGTGGAAGGAACATGTTACATGGTACCCCCTATGTTTTGGGTTGCACGTTACTTATTAGGTTGAGTTGACTTTTTTAGTTCCACTTAACTACTGGGTGTAAGCAAGCTTACCCTAATAGCTTTCCCTATACACACACGCACGCAAGTATCTACTAATCCATACACATCTACCATGTACATGCACACATACTACCACTTACAATACGCTTCCTTTATTTCTAATGAGAACACATATGATTCTCTCAGAACTAATCATCTACAACATACACCCTAATAGGGACATACATAGGAGGTTTATCATGAACCCAAGATAGTTAAAACCTATCAACCTGATCAAGTTACTGATCCTGATACAAACAATTATGGTCGATTAATTCTTTTATCAGACAATCCTATGTACTGGTTCAAAAACGATGCTGATTAAATGGTATCACCGAAATATCAGCCAGTACATAATCATCAATAACCCTCATCAAACAAGGAAGAAAAAATAATGGAAATATTACAACTAATAGCATACACGTGTGGACTAACAGTTTACATTATGATAGGTATGCATTTATACAAATTAATTAAACGTAAATAAAATAATATAACTATACAAATGTAAAGGGAATAGCTCTTCTAGAACTGTTTCCTTTATATTTGGTTTTTACTTAATCAACTTAACATCTTTGTGCTTGTCTACAAAAAGTGGTTCTATCAACGTAATGTCCTCCCACATTTAAAGGGTAATGATAGATAGTAATGTGGCAAGCATAAACAATACTCAGCTCCTCTACCGAATGGTTAACTCATGTGAAAATGGGGAGCTGGGTATATTTAAATAAACAAAGGAATAATCATGAAAGATATTAAAGAGTCATTAAAACTAACTGGCTGGTATGCACTAGGAGCTACTGCCATTGGAGTAAGTAAAGTAATTAACACAGGTAGATCTATCGCATTAGAACTAAAGAAAGGCACACCTCAAGAATTTGTACGCTATACCAATCAAGATATAGCAAAAACATTTAAAAACAAATTCAGCAAAGCTAACCCTGAAACATAATTAAGGAGAATAATAATGGATAAACTAAAACATTTTATTATAAATGATATAATAAAAAATGCAGATTGTAAAATGGTATTAGCTGGTCAAACTATTTATGATAAAAAGATGCAAGAAGAAGATTGTAAAAATCAATTAAAAATAGACCTTGAATCATTAAGCGTAACATCATTGTATATATTATACTCAACTGTTTTAAACAAAAATTAAGGGGAGAAATGCTTCCTTTATGTCTGGCAATTATGCCACTTAACCAAAGTACAAGGAAATAACATGAAAACACTAAAACAAATACTAACAGAAATGAGATCTAAAGCTGTAGAAAGTGCAGAGCTAGGATATAATAATGTATGGATCAGAAGATCAAAGCAAGATCCAGAAAATAGCAAAGCATATATCAATGAAAATGCTAGTATCTCTCAAGCTTCAGAAGATAAAACTACCGAATGGATTTATAATCTTTGGGTAAAAACTACTGAAGAGGGACTAGAAGAAATGGACACATTTGTAGAAACAGAGCTAATACCAAAAGGCATGAGTCTATTTGTTGATAAAGATACCAATGAACCAATAGAAGTCTTATCAAAAGACAAAGGTTCAGTACGGTTCATGATAGCTAGGTCTAATTTAGTGTCATAACATCTAAGAAAAGAAGTACAGGGAGAAATCCTTGTATTTCTTTTTTACTAAGGTGCTTACGCACGTTATTTTATTATTTAAAAGGTGCTTCGCTCAGTACTTTTAATTTAAGAACAGATGAACAAGCTTCTGAGTACAAATATAAATAGTTTGTTATGAACATATATGTTACATTATGAGGCTTTTTAAGGGATATAACAAGAAAGTAATAAAAGACAATTTATACTCTGGTTAAGTATAGGTAATGGTCTATTATGACTAACTAAATTACCATGAGGGAGCAGTTTATTTATTTAGACTGCTTCCTTTATTTCTAATAATATAAATGGGAGTTACAACATATGAAATGCACTATACATCCGTATACATCAATACAATACCAAGAAGTTATAAAAGAAAAAAGACTGCCTTGGTCTGATGAATTTGTAAAAACCTATCACGATACACCATATTGTTCTGATTGTTTTGAAGAATATACAAAAACAGGTGTTTATATTAACAACTTAACCAACGATACTAGGAGTAATTATGCAATATACAAAAACGTTACAAAATAATAACATTAAAAACGTGTACGATAGAGAAGCATTATCAGATGCAATTATAGATCTAGGATGCGTACCAAATGATTTAAATAGCATTAGTCAACAATTAGATGACTTGTATTATCAAGCAACAAAAATACAACATACAATAACATTGGTAAACAAGGAACTAATACGTGTAATAGATCAAATAAAAAAAGATTCAGATAAAGCGAGGTATAGTTTATGAGTACAACAGAAACAGATTACATTTTTGATAAACTTTATGAACACACTGAAGATTATATGGAAGAACGTATGAACGACATAATGAGTGATTTAAAAGAAGATTTTCATGTAAGCGAAGATGTGTCTAGAAAATTATTTTACTCGTTTCTAGAGAACAAATACAACGTTAAACATAGTTTACCAAATTATAACAATACAATAGATAAACTAAATGAATTAACTATAATAAAAAACAATAAGGAGTCTGTATGAGTAAGCTAGGAACATTTACAGCAGTTGCTAAAGGTGCAAGCTATTTAGGAATGGCATTAAATCAAATGGTAAAATTAGCAGCTCATGGAACAAGGACTGCTGCTGATTTTGTTATTGATAAAAAACGGTATGACGTTGAATTACTTGTAGGTGGAGCTACTATAGAAACTAAACATAATCAATCAGGTGCACAGCTATCTAAACTTGTAAGAATTATGGGTGATGTAGGTGTAGAACAAGCAATTATAACCGATGTTAAAAAGGAGAAAAAGTAATGGTCATTATTGATATACCAAACTGGATGTTGTACATCTCATGGTTTATAGGATCTAACATAATAGTAATTATTACTCTTTTGTTATGGATGTGGTTTTTAAACTGGAAAGATACTCGCAAGGAGACATCATGAGTGAGCCTTGGTTAGAACTAGGATATGATATGGATACATACTACAAAGAAATGCATGTAGCTAAAAAACTAAAAGAACTAAAAGAACTAAAAGAAGTAATGAATTTAGTTAAAGAAAGATTAATAACAGTATCTAATCATAAAATAACAAAAAATCAACAAAAACATATGATTAAAAACACGATTAAAATAATAAATAAAACAGAAAAGGAGTCGATAAAATTATGAATAGAATACATTCAAATGAAGAAACCCAATCATTGCAAATAGAATATGATAAAATGGAGCATGCTGCTTATACGCAAAATGAATTACTTCTTAATAGAGAACAAGACATAGCTGAGTTAAGACTTGGTTTATTAAAAATTCGTTCTCAATTAGAAATAAATCAAAAAGAATACAAAAAGAAACATATAGATAAAACAGCTTTGTATTGGGATATGGTAAACGATATAAAAAATATTGTATCAGAAACGCTTAAAATATTATGAACGAAATTCCTGTTATGCCTGATACAGAAGGTAAACTAAGAGAAGGTCTGCTAAAAATACAAGATTTGTTAATAGATCAAAAAAGATATATAAGAGCAGAACTTAAAAACAAAGTAACAGCATTAATAAACGATACATTAGCAACACATAAAAAGCTCAAAGGAGATACTTATGAAACAAGTTAAAGCTCCAGACAAAAGACCAGCATTAGCTTTTGATTCTCAAGAAGAAGCACAGTTAATAGCTGATTCACTAAGTGCATACAGATATAGTCATGTAGTTAGTGCGGAACTCAACGAAAAAATACGAACATTATGTGACGTAGTATTTAAATGTCAAGAAATGTTTAACAAAAAAGAGGAATAAAGAATATGAATAGCACATTTTTAATGCATTGTGGCGGTAGACCAATAGGATTTGATGATCCTGCTTTATCATTTGTACCACAAAAAACAAATACATATGAACCAGTATCATTTGGTGAATTATTATTAAATACAAAAAGAGTATGTGATGATTTATTAGATATGGAATTTGTAGATCAAAAAATAGCTGTATCAGCAAAAGATCAACGAATGTTTGGATTATTGCAATATAGGAAAGATGAACAAGATCAAATAGGACACGCTGTAGGAATACGTAGTAGTCATGATAAAAGTATGTCTATTGGATTCTGTTCAGGAGCTACGCTATTTGTTTGTGATAACATGGCCTTTACTGGTGAAGTAACGTACATGAGAAAACATACAAAAAATGTATTTGACGATCTAAAAGAAAAGCTAGTAACTACAATATACAATAGCAAAGATAAGTTATTTAATATTGAAGAAGACGCTGAAAAACTAAAGAATATTGAAATAAACAATGATGATGCATATGCGTTTATTGGTAAAGCTTTAGGACACAAAACTCTACTAGCTAGACAAGCTCAAAATGCTATTAAACATTGGAACAATCCACCATACCCAGACTTTATGAATAAAGATGCATGGTCATTATACAATGCTAATACAGAAGCTCTAAAAAGTACACAACCTAATAAGATAATAGAAAAGCATATTGATCTACATAGTAGAATATTAGATCATTTTGGAATAAGTTAATTATAAATATGGAAGCAGTGCATCCTCATGTTATTACCTCGGTTAAGAGACTCCGCATCTCTACACTTTGTACTGCTTCCTTTATTGTTAGTTTAATCACCGATGAACAGAACGATAAACAAATAGTAATTATATTAAACTATCATAACTCTGTAAAAATGCTGGGCAATAACCTTATGACGATAAGTATGCCAACTATAAACACACACGGTTACAGAAACATTTGCGTTTCTAGGGGCTAATTAAACTAATACAAAAAAGGATAAAACATGAACAAACCAACAAAAACAAACATTAAAAAGATCTTTAGTAATACTGGAATACAATTAACACCTGATTCTACTGAAATGATAGAAAGGGAATTAGTAACTGTTGTAGAACGTATGGCTAAACGATGTGTTGATGGTAATTTAAAACGATTAACACCAGAGCTATTTTACGTAGCAATGGGAAGGTTAAACATGTAATGAATAAACAAATTGTAAAACTTATTGAACAACGATTGGAAAAAGGTAAAAAAGAATATAATGAAGAACTAAATGTTAATGATGGTCGTGATTGGTTACAAGAAGCATTAGAAGAACAATTAGATGGAATGGTGTATATAACAGCAAAACTACTTCAACTAAAAAAAGCTGAAACTGATTATCAATCTTTAGATGCAAAATGGAATGTATTGTTAAGCAAATCTGAAGAAATAGAAGATTATGCTAATGATATACAGCAAATGTCTGAAGACCTTAGAATTTATGTAAAAGACATTACATGAAAACTAAACAACCAGAACCACCTATGATAGTTAATTGCAAAATAACTGCAACGTGGAATACTGGATTAACAGAAGAAATAACAACAGGCAGTAATCAATTCTTAGATACTTTCTTAGAAAGTGTAGAATACACAGAACGAGAAGATAATTGGAATTTATGCGAAGGTTGCTTTGAGTATGTACATATAGATTATACTTACAGCAACGAACAGCCTTGGTGTCCAGATTGTGCCACTTCACCTTGTTGTGGTGCTGAAGTAATTGTAGACCATAACATATGTAAACAATGTAAGGAACATATATAAAATAACAATAGGAGTTAAAATGAAAGACATGAGTATTCATGAAAAACTAAATGTAATACAGACCTCACTAAAAGTAGAAAAAGGTCATACAAATAACTTTGGTAAATATAACTACAGAAATTTAGCAGATATATTTGAAGGAATAAAACCATTGCTAAATGAAACTGGTTGTTACCTTACTGTATCTGATGAAATTGTAGGAGTTAATGGATTCAACTATATCAAAGCAACAGCTACTTTTGGTGATGGAAACGATTCTATTACAACTGAAGGATGGGCAAGAGAAGCTGTAAACAAAAAAGGTATGGACGACAGTCAAATAACAGGTGCTGCTTCTTCATATGCAAGAAAATATGCTTGTAATGGTTTGTTTGCTATTGATGATACAGCAGATACAGACAGTATGGACAACAGAAAAGAAACCTTAATCAATGGTAAACCAGCTACAAAAGGACATATCACTGTTAATCAGAATGTAAAACTAGAACGTTTAAGCAGAGATCCTGTTTTTAATGGAACAGATATGCCTAAAAAAGTACGTACTTTAATTAACGATAATGTAACAGAAGAACGTGCTCAACAAGCTATTGATAAAATAAGTAAACAAATAAAAGAACTACGTAAACAAAATAAAGGAGTTAAATAATGACTGGTGGATTTGAAACAACTGGTACAGTTAAATCTGTACAAATAGAGTATGATGCAGAAAAACAATGGGGGACATACAATCCTACATTTGACATGTTTCTAACCATAGAATATAATGACGGACAAGACTGGGATAAAACATTAACTATTCATGGTAATGTTAAAAAAGATCTTCCTATAACAGATCCTAAATCTTGGGGTGCTGGATTTAAAGTACGAACATTCTTTGAAGCTGCTTTAAATAAAAAGAATCTATTAATGAATGATGATTACACACTTCCTGAATCATGGTTAGATGATGTTGTTGGTAAACAGTTTATGGTTTGTAGTTATAAAACAAATAAAATGAAAAAAACTGGTAAGAATTTCTGGAATACATATCAAATTGTTGCTCCAGCAGGATCACCAGCAGGTACATTAAAAAATAAAGTAATTAAAGATGTACAAGATGGCTGGATTAAAGATGCAGCAGAAGATGATTCTAGTCCTTCTTCTACCGCTCCATCTACACCACCACCTACAGTTACACCTACTAATGTTGACACAAGCTTTGACATTTAATTATGAAAAAGCCAACTGTAAGTCACATTATTAAAGAATGGTTGAGTAACAGATTGGAAAGTGGTATAGATACAGTGGCATCCCACGAAATCGAAACTACATTAGTCGAGTATGGCAAAGAGTATTGGGGGAGACAACATTCCCCCAGTACTTGGAGCAGAGCTTGGAGAACATTAAAAGCTGGAAACGAACTCGATGAAATAGATGTTACGTCCATTGAACCCATTAACACTGAAAGTGCGGAGACTACATGGAGAATAAAAACTGGTACATAGAATACGCAACTGGAAGTATTAGTAATCGTAATCAATTGTGCAAAATAAACGAATTTGCAGAAATAGCAAAAAACAATATTGGTAAAGAAATATATAGATCTATGTTTTTATATGATGAAACTATTGTTGACTTTGTATCTAAAAATCAAACAGTAGTTGGTTTTAACGGTGTACAAAGCATAGATAAACTTGTTGTTGATGTTGATTATATAATTAATGATAACGAACTAGGAAACCAAACACGTAAAAAAGTAATGGATGTAGTAGATGTAATGGAAAAACTAACTATAGATCCTATACATTACAACCTTTGGTTTTCTGGTAAAGGTTTTCACATTCATCTAGCAAACGTATATGAGTTTAAAGATTCAAATCAAATAGCAAAACAAGTACGTGCAACTATGCAACGTGATTTTGGGGAGCATATTGATTTAATCTACGATAGCAGGAGACTTATACGTGCTGGATTTTCATTAAATAAAAAAACTGGATTATATAAAATTCCTGTTTCTTTTGAAGAGTTAGAGACTCTTAGTTATCAACAAATTGCAGATTTGGCTAGAGAACCTAGACAAGACTACAAACCGCATAGAATAAAACAAGAAAAACTAGATGCATTAGAAGCAATGGACATGAGTCGTAAAAACATTGCAGAAATACGTAAAGTATTTGATAATGCTAAAGGTGAAACCACTCGTTTTATTACATGTGCTCAACACATATATAATGCTGGACACGTACCAAGTAAAAGACATAAACACTTATTAGCTCTCGTGAGCATATGGCGTAAAAAATACGCATTTGATAAAGTAGGTTGTGATTTTCTTGCTCGTGCATATATGTCAAACATGGATAAACCTTTACCTTCTGTTGAAGTAAGCAAAATAGTAAGTGACGTATTTAAGAATGATTACTATTATGGTTGCAATCATCCAGATTTACAACCATATTGTGATAGTAAATGTATGTTATATAAATACAAGAACTTAGACGAAGAAGCAAACGTGTTAACAGCAGAAGATATGATTAACAATCTAATTGACCATTATCAATCTGACTATACAAATAGACAATTTGATCTAAAATCAGTATTTCCATTTATGCAACAATCACACTTATTTACTACAGGTCAACTAGTAACATTAATTGGAGACACTGGGTTAGGTAAAACTGCTTTTGTAAGTTACTTGATAACACAATTACCACATCTTAAAACATTATTTTTATCATTAGAAGTTGATGAGTTTACAATGTCAAGAAGGCTGCTTCAAGCTTCTTTAAATAAATCAAAACCTGAAATCATACAATTACTAAAAGATAGAGATATGGATTTAATACGCAAAGCAAATGAAAAAATAGATCACATTAAACTTGAATGTAGTAGTCCAGACATACAAGATTTAGCAAGTCATGTGTCAGAACATGAAGCTAAAATATTAGTAGTAGACACAATAGATCGTGTTCCTGCTAAATATGCTGGTAAAGACGATTTTGCTAGACAGGAAGTAATAGCAAATGGTTTAAAGGATCTAGCAATGCAAGAAGATATAATGGTAATAGCTGTACATCATATTTCAAAATCAGCCTCGTTTAATCTAAAGCAAACTAACACTTTAGATGTGCATAGTGGTAAAGGCAACAGTGCCATAGAACAAAAATCAGACCAGTTTATCACATTTACAGGAAAGAATCCACGAGGAAAACAACGTGTTGTAAAGTCTGTCAAAGCTAGAGATGAATCTACATTTGAGATATTGCTCAATTTTGATTGGAACACATTTACTTTTAACAAAAGAAACTAAAAACTGTAAGGCACAGACTAACAATTTGTGCCTTATTACACATACAAAAGGTATTAAAATGGCTATTGTAGAGATACATATAAAAAATAATACAATTGAAAAAGTATCTGGTGAGAATACAATTGTATATATTCACGATCACGATTCAAAAATAACTACAACAATGTTATTTAAAAAACAGGAACAAAAATATGAACAACGGACACGTACTAACTCTCTTTGGTTTTCCGATATTAAAGAGATTATTAATAAGAAATAAAGAACATACAACATATAAAATAACTTTATTTAGAATCTTTATGATTAGTGTAGGTTTTTCAACATATCAAGGAGAAAACATACACGTAATGCTAGGATTTACTAAATTAGAGTTATTTACTTCATTTACAATTAAAAATAGGTGGTTACGATGAAAAAACCAACACAAATAAAACCAATGCCAAAAAATAAACGTATGGCAAATCTTATAGAGAATTTAGCAAATTTAGAAGCTGCTGATTATGACAGATTAAGCAATGATGGAAAAGAATCATTGGGTAAAATATGGAATTTATTAGGTATGCCTAGTCAAGAAGCATTAAATAAGGATAAAAATAATGAAAAAAAAGATTAAAATTGGTAATTGGGTAACATTTAAAGCAAACATAGAACAAACTGGTAAAGTTGTTGCTATTAAAGGTTCTGGAAGATACGCTACGTTAACTTTATCCTCATATGACACTCATGGTTTTCACGGAGATTATCTTAACGGAGAAACTGTTGTTGAAAT